GGCATGTGCTGCCATATTTGCAGCAATATTATCTTGTCCTTCAGCGTGTGAATAAGATGAAAGTGCTTGTGTATTAAATCCTTCAGCATGAGATCCGGTAAATGCAGCTGTTGTAAGATAACCTTCAGCATGAGCGTAAGGTCCTATAGCTGTTGTTTGTTGACCTTCAGCGTGTGAATATGAACCTGATGCTATTGTTTGGAATCCTTCAGCATGTGAATAATCACCTAAAGATATTGAGCCTGATCCTTCAGCGTGTGAATATAATCCTAAAGTAATATTTTTTAATCCTTGAGATAAGCTCCCTGTGATTTGAGCATTACCATTGTGAGTTCCATCCCATTCTGCAGTTATTCCTGTTAATCCACTACCATTTCCTATAAATGAGCCTGTAAAAGACCCAGTAGCAATTCCATTGAATGAACCTGTAATACTACCACTTATACTACCACTTACATTACCTGCAATATTTACAGTTAGTGTATTTGTAGTTGGTGCATAATAAAAGACATTACTATCAACAAGTGCGCCTCCATATCCATTGTTCATTGCTGTAAATACAGGATAGAATGGGCCACCACCAGAAGCTGTTATATTTGTAACTTGTATATTATTAGTATTTGTTGAGGTTGCTGCCCAACTTGCAGTACCTTGTAATGATCCAGTAGTTATTCCATTAAATGAACCTGTGAGGGATCCTATAACAACTCCATTAAGTGAACCACTAAGTGATCCTGTTAAATTTGCATTTCCTACAAATGAACCAGTAAATGTACCTATAGCTCCAGTTATGTTTAATCCAATAACAGATGTTACATCTGTAAAATCTACTAATGATCCAGAAATAGTTAATGATCCTGTAATTTGGTTAGTAGGGCCTAAAAGACTATTTGCTAAAAGGATTAAGTTTTGATCCATTTCACTAATGGATAATTTTGCTCCTTTTAAATATACATTATTAGGTAATGAACCTGCTATGGAGCTTTGTCTGAGGGTAAGTATTGCCATGTTTTACTAGTAATATTTTATTATAAATATTAAAATTTTTATTTACGTAATTGAAGGAGGTTGATTATTTAAATCTTGTAATGATGTGATAGTTTCACTTATAAATTCTAAATTAGATTTACTATAGAATTTTTTAATTGAATTTGTATCTTTTTGTAATACATCAGGTACTATATATCCATTTAATCTAATAGTAAATTCACTTTTAGCTATACGTTCCTGGCCTTCAGTCATTTCAATGTTTGTAGTAAATGAATCAATCATAGCTCTAAATTTAAAACGAGCTGGGTCACCCCAATATGCATCAGAAGCATATTGGATAGCTTCTACTACTTTATTTAATTGATCCATATAATATGTAAATACAGCACAATTATATGTTAGTGTTACGTAATCTGGTACGACTGTAGCATAGTATTGTTTAATAGGTTTAACATTGTTTTGAACATTAAACTTATCATATGCATTTTGTGAATTATATAATTTTTGAGATATAGCATAATTGTAAGGATGATTAGCATCTAATTTATTAGCTATTGTTCTTACTTTTTCTACACTATTTCTTTTAAACATTAAAAGAGGTGCCATTATTCTTCCTTGAGCATCTCTATAATACCCATCTTTTTGAAATGATTTCCATCTTTCAGGAGAACCATATATGATAGGAACAGGTAATCTTTCTTCGTTATGAATAACAGAAGGTTTAATTACATTTTGAAAATAATACATTACAGCTCCATCTAAATCTTCTAATCCAATTGATAATGGTTTAACAGAATCATCTTTAAATGAAGTTTGAGTTCCTCTATTTAATCCTTCTATAGAATTAGGATTTCCATTAGGTTGATAACCAGGACCAGATTCATTATATGGCTCCTGTTGAAGAATACTTAATTCTTTTTGAGATTTAGGTATTGGTTTTCTTTCTTGGTTAGCCATTATAATCTAGTTTTAATTATGTTAACACGATCTGCAGGTACGTAATGTGTATTACAAACTACACTTACATTATAACCAAAGTTTTCTAGTCCTGGGTTAAGTGGGTTTTGGTTGTATGGGTAATCAGGGTCTTTACCAGCAAAGTATTGAGCGTGAATTGTATTATCTATTTCAAAATATGATTCTTGGTATAATATTATATCACCTACTTCTGGTTGTGTGTTTGCATCTACTAAATCATCTCTTAAAAATGCTACTTCAATACTCCAATCAAAATTAACACCAAAATCATCTATAGGAGATGTATTATTATTTACAGTAATAAGAGCATTTAATAATATAGGACCATCAAAAAATTTACCTCCAGATGATTCACCATACATGTTTGTTTTAGTTTTATCTAAAACATATTTATATAGAGCACATTGTTGAGTAATAACATCTCCCAACAACTCTCGGTTGACGTATCTAAACATTGATATGTCTCTAGAAGATCCAAATAAAGCCATTATCCTATATAAATTGTCATTGGTACATTGTTAATTTCTTGTCTTCTAAATTCACTCTCATCTTTTCTTCTTTCAAGTTGAGATTTTTTAGACATGTCATCTAAATATAATCTTAATCTATCTATCAAAGCCTGTTTATCAGCTGTAGCAGATGCTAATAAATCTGATTGGTTAAGGGTTATATTTTGGTTAGGGATAGGTACAGTTGAGTATTTGCCTCGTACATATCCTAACATTTCTTTACAAAGTGCCAAACAATATTCAAATATCCATTGACGACCTATAGAATTAATTAAACTATAAGTTGGATTATCATATGGGGCATTAGAAGGATTAGTAATTATACCTCCATTAGGATTTTCAGATACACTATTAAGTAATCTTTCTTCCATTTTTATATAATTAAAAAATAAAACTCCTTCTCTAGAATCATTATCATTAGGAATTGGAAAAATTCTTAATTTATTATTAATAAGTTGAAATGAATAATTAGATATACGAACTTGATTACTCATTTCAATAGCTTGTATTGTGGCCATATCATAAGATAAAGGCATCATTAAATAACCAACTCCATATCCGCTTCCTAACATTCCACCACCATATAAACCAGCAGATGGTACACCACCTAATCCTGCAAATCCACCATATGGTGCATATAATTGGTTAATTGCTGGTAGGGGATAATAAAATACTTGTTTAACTTCTATCCCCCCAGAAATATTATTATTTATAGCCCATTGTGTTAAATCATAATCTTGAATACTAGATGTTAAAGCTATAGAACCACTATAATAACTTACATTTCCACCAACTCCTGCTTCTTCACCATATTGTTGTGATAAACGAACAATAGTAGCCATATTTGGAGTAATAAGAGCATTATTTACATCTAATGTAGTTGGTGCTCCTTCTAAAGTAAGCATATTATCTCTTACCTGATAAGCATATAATTCATTACCATATGTAGTAATTGCTTCTTCAAATGCAGCATAAAAATTTATATCCTGTAATTCAACTTCCATTATAGGATATCCTAGTCGGCGAGCACAAAATGTTACTACTTTATCTGCATCCGTTTGAAATTGGTAATCATAGTCATAAAATCCAAATGGTGTTAAACCAGGAAAAAATGAACTAGAACCAGGATATATAGGGATATTCATGTGTTAGATTTTGTTATAAATATGTATATTTTATCTAACTTATTAAAAAATTTGCATTGCAAAATGGGTTGATAAATTATCTGCTGGGTAAATGGTTCCACTAGTGTTTATAGGGAATGTTGTATTATTTAATATTGCTAAATCCATATTTGCTCCAGTTCCAAATAATGTTAGATTATATTGCCCCGCTGTTAAAGTTGTTGTTGTATTGTTAACTGGTCTTACATCATAAGTATCATATTGTGATGTTGTGTCGGCTCTTTCAGCTACAACAGATGGAATATTTACTGTAGATTTAGTATTTAAATTTTTATTAGAAGTACCACCATCAATAGTAGCACCAGTACCTGCAACAATTGATAAAGTGCCTGTTACTGAGTATATTATTGTAGACCAATTATCTGGGGGGATTCTTATAATTTTAAATCCTGTAATTGTTACAGTTTGTGTAGCTATCAATCTTCTAGATAATGATATATTACTTCTTACTAAACCATACGTAGTAGCTTGTCTTACCCCATTAATGATATATTGTTCAAAATTAGAATATAACCCAGAGGATGTTGGGGATGATACAATTGGAGTTAAAGATAAAAAACCAAATGGAATAATACTCATGTTATATCATATTTTTAACACTAACAATGTATAAAAAAGATGTATCAACTGATGCTAAAGTAATAATATCAACTCCTGTAGAAGTAGTTGGGGTGTATGATGATCCACTAGGTTGTTTAACAGTAGGTGGAAATGACACTGTAGCTGATCCTGTAGTGTATATGGTAATAATACTTGTTTGGCCAGGTAGTATATTATTAGGATTAATATATGTGTTTGAGCCTGGGGTTAGTTGTAGGGTAAAGAAGTTTCCTGAGTTTAGATTTAATGAAGCTGTATTAGAGGATATAGATAAAGGTATTACATTTCCTCTAGTTGATCCAGTTACTATCATTCCATTTGTAAAGCTACTACTTTCGTTTACATCTAAACCATACCCTAAATATAATCTTCCTGTTTGTCTAGAAAGTATAAAAGTGTCATCCCAATAAGTATTATCATATGCTCTAGTAATATAAAAATCGTCGTTAGCGTCTCTACCAAATGCTACTTTGTCATCTCCTTGGTTAGCAAATGTTACAGTTGCATATCCACCATCAGTATCATTTAAGTAAATATCTGGTTCTGTAGAATCTGCTCTGAATGCTCCTACTCCGTCTCCTAAATTAGAAGCGGAAACCCAAACTGGTGGGGTGGAAGAGGAGTTTGATTTTATATATATTCCATTGCTAGCTGTTATACTTCCACTTATACTTAATGAACCAGATATTTGATGTTGGTTATCAGCTTTTAAAATAAGTTTAGCATGTTCTTCTCCATTAAAATCATCTCCAGTAAACATAATAATT